GTTCAAAAGAAACTTGACGATATTAGTAAGAAGCAAGAGATGATGAGTAAATTATATCAATTAGAAAGAGATAAAAAGGCAAAGATGGGAGAACGCCCAGCTACACATTTGCATGATGAAATGATGTAATCTAAATAGTTTTATACTATGGTAATTAATTGTGGCTACTACTGATAGCATATATCTTGGCAATCCCAATCTAAAGAAAGCCAATACACCAATGGAATTTACTCCTGTTCAGATACAGGAGTTTGTCAAGTGTAAAGGTGACCCTGTTTATTTTTGTAAGAATTATATAAAAATCGTTTCTCTCGATGAAGGTCTAGTGCCTTTTAGCATGTATGACTTTCAAGAGGATATGGTTAATAGATTTCATAATAATAGATTCAATATAGCAAAACTTCCTCGTCAGACAGGTAAGTCAACAACCGTAGTATCATACCTTTTACATTATATTATTTTTAATGATAATGTGAATATTGGTATTCTAGCAAACAAAGCATCTACATCTAGAGAGTTATTATCTAGATTGCAACTGGCATATGAAAATTTGCCAAGATGGATGCAACATGGAATTTTAGCATGGAATAAAGGTAATGTCGAACTCGAAAATGGATCAAAGATACTGGCTGCTTCTACGTCTTCAAGTGCTGTCCGAGGCATGTCGTTCAATATCATCTTCCTCGATGAATTTGCTTTCGTTCCGAACCATATTGCAGAACAATTCTTTAGTTCTGTTTATCCTACTATTACGTCTGGTAAATCAACGAAAGTAATAATCATATCTACTCCTAATGGAATGAATATGTTTTATAAGTTATGGCATGATGCTGAACGTGGTAAGAATGAATATACAACTACAGAAGTACATTGGTCGCAAGTGCCTGGTAGAGATGCCAATTGGAAAGCACAAACTATTGCAAACACATCAGAAAGGCAGTTTGTACAGGAATTTGAATGTGAGTTCTTAGGATCTGTTGATACTTTAATATCAGCATCTAAATTAAGAACAATGGTATATGAGGAACCTTTACATGCTAGTAAGGGGTTGCATACATATGAAGAACCAATAAAGGATCATCAATACGTTATTACAGTTGATGTTTCTAGAGGAGTTAATAATGATTATTCAGCATTTGTTATTTTTGATATAACAGAGATTCCCTATAAAGTTGTTGGTAAGTATAAGAATAATAATATTAAACCTATAATATTCCCAAATATAATAAATGATGTAGCGAAAGCTTATAATGAAGCATATGTATTAATAGAAGTAAATGATATTGGTGGACAAGTTGCTGATATAATGCAATTTGACTTAGAGTACGAAAATATCTTGATGTGTGCAATGAGAGGTAGAGCAGGTCAAATAGTTGGTCAGGGATTTTCTCACAAATCTCAATTGGGAATTAAGATGACATCTACAGTTAAAAAGACTGGATGTTCTAATCTAAAAGCATTAATTGAAGATGATAAGTTATTAATACAGGATTATGATATAATTGCAGAGTTAACTACATTTATTCAAAAGAAACAATCATTTGAAGCAGAAGAAGGTTGTAATGATGACCTTGCTATGTGTCTTGTAATATATGCATGGTTGGTAGTTCAACCATACTTTAAAGAATTAACTTCGGATGATATTAGAAAGAGACTATTTGAAGATCAAAGGGAAGCTATAGAAGAAGATATGGCTCCATTTGGTTTTGTATTAGATGGTTTAGATGATGAAGTTGAGGTTGATGATAAAGGAGATGCATGGGCAAAGGTTGATGAATATGGAGACATGGCTTTCATGTGGGATTATAAATGATGACACCAAAGGAAGATATTGAATTTATAGCTAATCTTATTGATAAAGGATTTCATTATGATAGATCTAATGATGAATATGTTCGTAAATGGATTACAGAAGGTGGAGAAGAGTCTATATTAGAGATATATAAAAAGATATGGCATTCCAATAAATGGAGACAATCTATGGTTGGTTATGGTGATAATATTTTCTATGAGGAAATGTTGGAATGAATTTAGAAGAACAATATGAATTAGAACATCTACTATTACAGGAAAGGAAATGTAGAACTTGTGGTGAAACAAAAGATCTTATGGATGGGTTTTATTTGACTCGTAAGAATAGAAAGGGATTTCCATCAGCTTATGCATATGAGTGTAAACTATGTACTATAAGAAGAATAATGGAAAATAGAAAAAGAAATACTACGTTCTCAGATTGGTTATATCCTGATTGGTAGGGTGTTCATGTACAGTTTCCCCGTTTGTAAGCCGAGAAATAATAAATAGTTTGGAGAAAAAGATCTCATAGAGGAAATAAAAACATGGCTTTAGCATCACCTGGCGTAGAGGTAAAAGAGATTGATTTTACGGCTACCGTTCAAGTTGCAGATCAAAATATCGGTGTAGTTGCTATAGCGGCTCAAAAAGGGCCTACCGATGTAGTAACATACCTTGCGAGCGAAAGAGAATTAGTTGATACATTTGGTAACCCAGATAACAACAATTTCGAAGCATGGTTTGCTGCAGCAACAATCATACAGTATGGAGGAATCGCAGCAGTTATAAGACCTTCTGGGGCTACTGATTTAGGTTTGCGTAACTCAAATATTAAGAGAGATAATAGTAGTGATTCTACTCTCGCAATTAAAAATAAAGACGATTTTGACACTAGAACAACAAATACTTTTGAGTGGGCAGCGAGAACATCTGGTGCTTTCAACAATGGTGTAACCGTTTCTGTTGTAGACCACGGTGCTGATCAAGAAATTAGTTTCCCTAATGATGTAGGATCTATTCTGGCTTTTGACAATGCACAAAATGCTGGTGCAACTGGTAGTAGAACTGCTGGTACTTATCAAATTACTGCCACTGGTGGTACAGGGTCTGGTGCAATATTCCAAGTTGTAATTGCTGCTAACGGTGCTGCAACCATTACAATAGCCGATAATGGTTCTGGATATGGAGATAACAATACTTTAACTTTACCTAGAGCAGGTAACTACGGTGGTGCTTCTGATATCACAGTTGATGTTAATGGTGTAGCTGGTGCATTACCTGTTGCTGGTGCCGCAATTAAGTGGGCATCTGGAACTAGTACTTACTATGGTAGTGTTTACAAAGTAGTTGATGGTGATACCATTCAGGTTACTCTCTGGGATACTACACAAAGACTTGCTGTAGGTTCAGTTGTACAAACACATGCTGGTGCTGGAGTAGGTACTGTAAGTGCAGTAAATCAAGCTGATGTTTATGGTACTCTAGAGTATGCTTCTGGTAAGAAGTGGTCAACTATTGCACCACAACCAGGCACATCAAGTGTTACTTTATCTAAAGGTGGTAAGTATGATGAATTCCACATTGCAGTGGTTGATACTCTTGGTACTGTGACTGGAAATGTTGGAGAAGTTTTAGAGACAATGACATATGTTTCTAAAGCAACTGATGCAAAAACATCAGAAGGAACTGCAACATACTGGAAAACTTTTGTTAATGAACAGTCTAAGTTTATTTACGCTGGAGATCAAACATTTGCAGATACTGGAGATCAGTTAACTCAAGCAAACATAACATCTGGTAAGACTTCTACCGCAATTGGTAATGCAAGTACTAATGCATGGTTCAAACCATTTGCTTTTGGTGGTGCTTCTACAGAAGGAAGAGTTCTTGCTTCAGGTGCTAACTACGATTATTCAACAACTCAAAAAGCTAACTTGGTTGATGCAGGGTTGATTGCTGGATATGATCTAGTTAAGGATCCAGAAATTTTTGGAGATATTGATTTCTTAGTTCCAGGCAAGATTACAGTTGCGAAAGCAGTTGGTCTAATTGCAATTTCAGAATTGAGAAGAGATTGTATTACAGTTGTTTCACCAGAACGTTCTGATGTAGTTAACTCAAATACAAATTCTCAGAAAGTAGATGCTATTATAGATTTCTTTAATCAACTTCCAAGTACATCATATGCAATATATGATTCTGGATATAAGTACATCTATGATAAGTATAATGATGTTTATCGTTACGTACCTTGTGCTGCTGACGTTGCTGGTCTATGTATTAATGCTACAATTAATGCAGAGTCATGGTTCTCACCTGCTGGATACAACAGAGGTGGAATCCGTAATGCAACAAAACTTGCATTTAGTCCAAGACAGGCTGATAGAGATAGACTTTATACCGCAAGAGTTAATCCTATTTCTACATTCCCTGGCCAAGGAACAGTATTATTTGGTGACAAAACTGCACTTGCTTCACCATCTGCATTTGATAGAATTAATGTTCGTAGACTCTTTATTGAGTTGGAAAAGAATATTGCACAATTCTCTAAATATCAGTTGTTTGAGATTAACGATGAGTTAACTAGATCTGGCTTTAGGGCTGCAGTTGAACCATATCTTAGAGGTGTTCAGGGTAGGAGAGGCATTTATGACTTCCTAGTTGTTTGTGACACTTCAAACAACACTCCTGATGTGATTGATAGAAACGAATTTAAAGCAGAGATTTACATCAAACCTGCTCGTTCGATTAACTTCATCACAATTACATTCGTTGCCACCAGAACTGGTGTTTCGTTTAACGAATTAATTTCATAATTATTCCCTTTCGCTTACTACAACTTCGGAGAAAAATAAAATGGCAAGAGGTATTTCAGAGTT